TGGTGTACTTGTGTGCTACGTTGTTCAGAGCGTCCATGACCTTCTCTGAGCTCTTTAGCCCGTACTTGTTCTCGATGTAACTCCGGATGTTTGAGTCGTCCGTGTTCGTCCATTCTCTCCATCCTTTATGCGTTAGCCATGGAAGCGATCCGTAAACATAAGGCACATACGCGAGCTCGTTGTAACGGATCCGGCCGAAGAGCTGCTGGTCGAAAGCAATCGCCTCTTCTGCATTCGCAATAGTTTGCGCTGGCCGGTCTGTGACATCTCCGTTCTTGTCAATCAAATATGCGATGTTCGGCTCGTGCCATTCCGTTCCGGTGCGCAGGATCCGCAGCTCGCCCTTTTTGTATGACGTTGCACTTTTGACGATGGTCTGAAGCTCGTCATCGTCGACCGGTACTGCACAGCGCTCTTTGTTCAAGAGCTGAATTGCCGCCTCGATCGCCTCGTCCGGATATCCCTGTTCCTGCAAAGAGCACGCCGCTTTAAAAAGTGTTTCGTTCCGCTGCCCTTGCGGGATTTTCTCCGGAAGCTGGAAAGACGGTCGTTCTTCCTTGTCTCGGTACTTTATGAGCGCAAGCGCTGACTCGTTCAGCTCCTGCAGTTCATATTCTTCCGGCGGTTGTTCCCATGAGTATTCCGTGCCGTTCGGATGCGTTGATGGCGGTGCCACAACATAGCCGCCTTCGCCTCGAACGTCCACCCCTTCCAGGACTCCGGCGCGGTTCTTAATATCTGAACCGGTGTAATGGAAGTACAGATGGCAGCCACCTCGGCCTGTTATGGCCTGCACCGTTTCCGGCAGTTCCCCGTGATCGCGTTCCCACATCCGAACGCTTGCAGTGCCGTCAACATCCTTTACGTCGTCCCGGTCCTCGTCGATCACGATCAAGTTCGAGATGGGGCCTGTTGCAATCCCGACAGCTGCATCCGGGTGCCGCTTCCACCATGCCTGGATAGCTCCGACATCTTTCTTCGCGTCCTTGCATCCATTAGGTGTTAGCGGCTTTTTTGTTTTCGGCGAAACAGGGAAGACCGCCCAGCTGTATTTCGTTGCGTATGTGATTGCCGCTTTTAAGCAGTCGCCCATTGTTCGATAATCTCCTTGATTCTTTCGCCGGACTCGACCGGTCTGCAGAAATCAAATATCACGCCGTATCTTTCCGTAATGGTTTCCATGGCTTTCTGGAGTCTCGGACCCTGCACGCACTTTTCCGAATAAACGGATCGCGGATTAATCCACTTGTGCACGTCTTGGATCCGCGAGATGCCGACTTCGTTTTCCACGAGAATGATCAGCTGACAACCTGCAGCTTTCGCCGCTTTGCATTCGTTTATGAATCGCCCGTGCTCTTTCCCGCAGATGTTATTAGCGATCTCGTCCATGTTCTCCTTGGTGTCAATGGAAACCGGTGGGACCGGCGCATAGTCCCCGAAGGGAAGCTTGCACCGGACCAGCCCCACGCCGACCTCGGCAAAGTAAGCGTGTTTGATGTCATGCTTACCGGCCTTCTGGCGAGTGTCTTCCTGGATGATCAAAACGGAATTTCCTCGTTAGATCCTGCAGGAACGTCCACGAAGTCGCTCGCTTGCTTATTCTCTGCCGGCAGACGTTTTACGTCCGGAACCTTCTGCGCTGCGAGCTTATCAGTCGGGAATTCGGAGTGAACGATTAGCCGGGTCCGGACATCGCCAGAATTGCTGTAGTATTCTTCTTCCCGAAGGATTATACCGAAGCGCTTGCCGATCAGTGTGCGCTCGTCTGCGTTTACCGTGTTGCCATCAAATACAAAATTTCCGTTACTCTTGGAAACTGCGGAGCAGAAGCGCTTGAACATGGGAAGGGCTGCGGATTTGTATGACTTTACATAGGCACCCGTCCACGCCCAGTCGGGATGTTCAGCGCGGATCTGGTCGAAGTGTCCACGGTATTCGCCTTCGGCGATGTCATAAGTCACTTTCAGATATTCCTTGTCGGCAACGTCTTCGACGTTCCGGATCACGCAGATATACGCTCCGGCAGGCAGCCTGTTGCCGCTTCCTGCTTCTGTTACGTTTGTCATGTCGACTTTTTTCATTATTCTCTCCTTTCAAAAAACCATGATGTGTCGCCGTTGATTTCTTCGAAATCGTTTAAATAGTTGTTTTCAATGTCGCTATATTCGAGATCTTCTTCGTCGGTTCGCCCTTTGCTCTTTATGTACTTAGCGATGTCCACTCCAAGTTCGTCCAGCTTCTGCTTCATTGGGAAAATCGTCGTAGACAGCGATTTCGTCCATAAATAAAGCGTTGCAAAACAAGGCAGAAAATCTTCAAATGATTGCGGCAACGTATAACCTTTTTTTGAAGAAATAGGGTAATACGGAATAAACCGCTCAAAATTATTAAGAGAACACCTCCGCATGTATTTAATTAAGGTTGACCCCTGACCAATCGTAAGCCCCAAGTCTTTACATAATTTTGCTTTTGGTATAGGGTTCGGAGCTTCTTTTCTTAACAGCGTCACTGTGCGATTTGCATATTCTTTTATGTTCGTGCTGTCTAGCCTTACCTTGAGAGTGCTTGACGCCGTATTAGCCATCTGCTAGCCCTCCAATCCCGTAATACTCCCTAATCGCCACATCGACCGCTTTCAGATCGTTGTCGATCTCTGCAGCCTCAAACAGTCCGATCGGAGTCTTGCAAACGTCAAGGCCGTCCGTCCTGGTCCGGAAGTAATATGCACCATCATGCATTACAGACCGCAGAACGATGGTGAACATGCCCTCGATGCAGACCTTGTCGTCCAGGAGTTTGCCGAGCGTCTTCGGCTTGATCTGCCCGAAGTCGTTCTGGTCCTCGTGCATCATGATGTAGACCACTTTGCCCGGAGCGACTCCCTTGCCCTTGATGAACGTGATCAACTTCCAGAAGTTGTCCGCTATGTCGTTGTAGAATGAGAAGATCGCGTTGCCAGCCCCTGTGGAGCTGTGCCCACGCATGAACGAGTTGGTGATCAGATAGCCTGCGTCATCGATGACGATGCTCGGCTTCTCGGACCCTTTGACGGCCTTCGCCACTTCTTTATAATCGTCCGTGTTGATGGTCGTGTGGTTGTTTCGGAATGGTAGCGGCTTGCCTTCGACATTGATGATGTCCACTTCTTCCGGTTGGAAGTTGCGGAGCGATGCCGACTTCCCGGAGCCGCTCTTTCCGATGATCAAAACTGGAATTCCCATAGATTTCCTTTCTGCCAGTGTGGTATACTGGCCTTGGTTGTTGTGTGGTCGCCTTGAGTCCCTAGCTCTGGCGGCCATATTTATTTGATGCTGAGGCTTGTGCCCTGTTCCAGGCGGATGCCCTCGAACTCTTCGCCGGCCTTGAGCGCTTCCTTGAGCGCGGTCTTGTCCACCTTAGGATCCTGAGGAACAAGGAACTGCTCCGGAACGACTGCGCCCTGGTCGATGACCACCGCCGGCGGTGACTTCCGGATGCCGAAGCTGAACAGGTCAGTCTTGAACTTTGTTTTGCCGGTGATCTCCATGGAAGTCTTCAGCGCCGCCTTCATGCGGTCGATGCTGTTCTGGCGGACGGTCTTCTGTGCGGTCAGCCGCTTGATCTCGTAGTCGATGGCAGCCTTCTCGCTGTCGAGCTGTTCGATGACCTTTGCATAGCCGTCGGCCTTCGTCTCGATGTCGCCTTCCAGAGCTTCAAGCGTATCCTCGAAGATGTCCCAGTCCACTTCCGGATCCGATGCCATTTCGAGCAGGTTCTGGAACTGTGCCGTTAATTCGTAGAGCGTCATACTTCCTCATCCTCCTTTTCTTCTTCCTCTTCCGGCTCGACCGTCTCAACGGTGATCTTGATCTTCTTGCAGTGTCCCATAGCAATCGCCACGAAAGACCATGCTTCGGTCAGACTTGTGAATTCTCCGACCAGATCGTCACGATACTGGAGCGTCTGAGTGATTGTTACCCTGTACATTCCTTTTCTCCTCTCTGTAAATAAATTTGTTTACTTACTCCGCGAAGTAGCCATTCAGGAAAGCCGCCCCGACCAGCCATGCCATGGATACGGCGAACACGATCAGGAACTTCCACCACTGCACCGAGTCAAGGCAGCAGGCCGAGATCATCGCCGCAATAAGAGCTACACCGTTCATTACTTTTCCCCACATTTCTTTACTCCCCTTAGCAGTGCCGGATCTGAAGGAACTCCTCGTCCGTCATTCCGGTACGGTTTGCGAAATCAATCACGTCTCCGAGTTTCATGCGCTCCGGATGTTCAAGGTACTTTTTAGCCGTCGGGTCCGTCTTCCCTGTTGCTTTGGCGATGTCGCTCGCCTTCATGCGGAAGATGCCCATCCGCTCAAACAGGATCCTGCCGAGCTTCTCGGAGCGGCTCCTTGCGTGGATGCGCGGCATGTTAGGCCTCCTGTGTCACGGTCTCGGCCATTAGCTCCTCGATCGTCGTCTCCAGAGCGGCGGCGACCTTAGCCAAAGTGTCAATGCGCGGGTAGCCGTTTTCCCATCCGGAAATAGTTCCGTTTCCGATGCCGGCAGCCTTTTCGACTGCGGCGATGCTTGTCTTTCGGTCCTTACACCTCTGGACAATGTTTGCATAGATGTTGTTCATTCCGTTTCTCTCCTCCTTTATCTAGTTGTTGACTGGTTTTAGAGAATATCCTAAAATGAGTTTGGAAGGATTAGGCATTTCTCTAATATAACTACTGGTTTCTTCGAGTATCCTCGAATTCCATTACCGATTATATTAGAGTTTCCTCTATGTGTCAATACATATTTCGATGTTCCTCTAAATCTTTAAGGTGGTGAACGGAATGACATCTGTAGACCGGATTAAACACATTTGTAAGGAAAAGAAGATCCCGGTTTCAAAACTTGAAAAAGATTGCGGATTCGGGAATGGTTATCTTAACTCTCTCGCAAAGGGAACCCTGCCGGCGGACCGGCTGTTCAAGGTCGCTCATTATCTAGGTGTATCGATGGAGTATTTGCAGTATGGAGCCACCGGCCCCACCATAGAACAGGTCAACAACTTGGCCGCAAAGCTCCAGAAACTTGAACGCGAATGTGGGCCCGCTGCGCTTGCTTATGTATGCGGCTATTTCGAATCCTATTTGGATGGATACATGAAAGGAGCTCGTACAGGCCAAGGCGAAGCGGTCGCGGAAGCAAAAGAATTGTTTAAAGACCGGCCAGATCTTCTTGATCGGCTGTTTCCTGCTGAGGTGGCGGATCATGCCGAAAGCTAAGAAGCTCCCGTCCGGCTCCTGGCGTTGCCGTGTCTATGTTGGCGACGAATATATCGACGGGAAGCGCAAGCAGATCATCGAATCCGTGACCGTAGAGGACCCGTCAGAGGATGGCCGGATCAAATGCGAACGACTGGCCCGCCAGCTCGAAAAGTCCGCTAGGAGCTCCACAAAGGACACCACGGTGCAGGATGCGCTCAATTTGTATATTGCAAAGCGCAAACGGACGAAGTCTGTGTCGACGATCTCCGGCTACCAGTCCCTCGCAAAGAATGCCTATTCGGACCTTCTGGCCATGCCGGTGCGGATGCTCCGTGCGGATCGTGTGCAGATGTGGATGGACGACTACGCCCTGACGCACACCCCGAAAACGTGCCGGAACGCTTATGCGCTTCTTGCCGGAGCTGTTCACGCTGTGGATCCATCCGCGGATCTGACCGTCGAACTCCCGGAAAAGGAGCCGGCGCAGTACTACACTCCGACCGACCAGGACATAGCCGACCTTCTGGCCGCTGCCGATCCGGTCATGCAGAAGGCGATCCTGCTCGCTGCTTACGGCACTCTAAGGAACGGCGAAGTATGCGCACTGACATATGGCGACATATCCGGAAACAAAATTAGTATTACTAAGGATTATCGTTGGGACACAGACCGGCAGGAATACGTCCTAGGAGCCTGTAAAAACCCTCAGAGCCGTCGGATGGTGATTTTCCCGCCGGAGATCATAGACCGCCTCACGGACAGCGAGAGCAAGCGAGGCGACCGTCTGGTGCCGTTGAATCCCCGCGCCCTGTCGGCGAAGTTCGACCGGCTCCGGAAGAGGCTCGGTCTGGAGCAGCTCCGTTTCCACGACCTGCGAGCATACGCAGCTTCTTTCCGTCATGCTCTCGGAGTGCCGGATCAGTACATTATGGCAGATGGTGGATGGAAGACCGACGCAGTCCTTAAACGGGTTTACCGGCGTGCTATGGAAGACCGCCGGCAGGACTTCGCGGACCTTGCCGGAGAGAAATTCGTGTCAACAATTCGTGTCAACAAAGAATAAAAAAGCTTGTGTTTTTTGAAAGATTTCTTTAGTTTTTGGAAAGCTTCTTTTCCCAGTAAACCCGCATATTTCCTAACAAAAACGGGAATTCAGCGTAAATACTGAACTCCCGTCATTTACGGAGAGGATGGGATTCGAACCGTTCCGTGATGCCTAAAAACTCAGTATTTCCGCCGTTTTCATGATTTCGTGTCAACAAAACGTGTCAACAAGACATAAAAAAGTGGCCCCGAGCCGAAGCCCGGAGCCTGAGTATAGGGGTATGAGGAGAGAAAAGAAACTATATCACATACGGCTTCCCATTGGAGGATGACTTTGCTGCTATGAAGCCGTAGCGACCATTGTAATTGATGTAGTACCACAGGGAGCCGTCATCGGCCTTGATCTCGTCGCAGATGCCGACCTTCGTGCCGCCGGGGAGCGGCGAGAAGCTGACCGTCTTGTTCTCCTTGCCTGCCCACTCTCGGACATTCAGGAGCGAGCAGTTGACGATGGTGCCGGTGCGCTTCGTGGTGCGCGAGAGCTTTCCGGAGCCGGATGACGATGTGGATCCGGAAGAGGCCGGCGTGCTGGTCGTGACGTTGTAGCCGTCATTCAGCACCACGACCGTGTGGCCGGTGGTCTTGGTGACAAGGATGTCGCCCTTCCGAGCGTAAGCCGATGACGTGAGCTGTGCCGCGGGAATGCGAGTAAACTTGCCGGTGGCCATGATTGTCTCGACCTCGTTGCCGGTGTAGAAGTCCGGCGTGCTGATTCCTGCATAAGCGAGGCAGACGCGCACCAGAGCGGAACAGTCAGTCTCACAGGCCGTCTTGACCTTCGCCGGATCGAAACCGTATGCTTTAGCGTTGCTATAGAGTGTCAGCCGCTGGCTCTGGTCGTAACCTATCTTGTTGTTCGCGCAGGCGGCCTTCATCGCATAAGCGATCTTCTCGGCGACCTTGCTGTCTTTGGCTCGCATTCCGTTCCATCCTTTCGGATGGACGTACCATGCCTGTGTGCCTACTTCCCCGCCAGTCTGGTCTCCGGCTCTCCCGCCGGAAGCTTCGCCATATTCGTCGCCTTTAGCTGAGCCCACTAGTACCGCCATCTTTTGCCTCCTTATCCAGCGCGGCCATGATCACGCAGGCCTCCGCTGCCGTGTAACTGATCAGCGCGATAACCGCCGCCACTATGCCGACTTCCACGATCCGGAAGTGATGCATCATAGCGCCGGCATAGATCCCTAGTCCGCATACCACTTCCGCAGTCACGAAAGCGCAAAAGTGAAGCGCAGTCATCCCTCCGCCGCCTCTTTCGGCTTCGGCTTTTCATAGGTCATCGCGAGAGCGCTATCACTCATCCCTTCGGTCGTCGGATCTGCGACAATGCCGAGGATGGTCAGGATCAGGAAGACCGTCGACACAACCGCTGCCAGCTGCTCGCCGATGAGCGCCGTGTCGATCTGGATCCCGAAGATGGCTCCGACCTGAGTGATCAGAAGAAGCACCGCCGGGATGATGGCAAGCCAGAAGTTCTTGTTTTTGATGCGCACTTTCCAGTTGATCATGATTTTGCCTCCTGTTCTACATAGCCTGGTTCCTTTGTATCTTCGGTCGGTAATTTGAGAACGCGGTTATAAAGGTCGGTCGCGATGTCATTTCCTCCGAGATCGTGATAAGCATTATAGGTCTTCGCGAGCGCGACACGTTCCTCCGGTTCACAGTAGCCTTTGGTCTTGTAATATCTGTAGGAGCTGATGATGGACTCCCTCAGTAGAGCCTGCATCCCCTCTTCCATCGCGTGGTATTTCTTATGCAGACCGCGGATATAAACAACAAGGCCGCCACAGATGGCGGTCAGGGCGAACTCGAAGATGTGTGTGAGGAACCAGTCTAATGTCATTTTTTATGTCTCCTTATGCTGTCGCGATCCAGACAAAACCGATGCCTGTGAGATTTGATGTGCTATTATTGAAGACTCGGATGGTCGCGCCCGTCGCTGACCGTGCGGATAATACGCAAGATACAAGTCCTCGGTTCTGATTAGACGAATTTGAAAAGAGCGTAGCGCTTACGTATGGCTCAGCATTCGGCGCGTTAAACGAAACTGTAAACGTTGTCGAAGAATTCGCGTTTACGTTTATGCCCGTTACCCTGCCGTGGGCTATCCATGGAATCGAAGTGCCATTTCCGTCCGTGATGCTTCCGGCGGCTTTGACGTTGCCGTTCCAGTCGACGGTGAGGGCGTTGGAGCGGGTCGCCGTGCTCGGGTCATCGGGGAATGTAGGGTCTGCTTCTCCATTCCCGATAATGAATGCGCTTGTGGTGTCTGATACATTGTATTTGCCGATTGTGGTCTGGCAGTCGCCATCGGCAAGAGTGCCCTCGTTCTGTGCGTGTGAGCCGTAACCGTTCGCGTAGCTGTAAAGACCTTCTGCATGAGACTGATCGCCGTTGGCTCTCGTGTCGTGGCCTTCTGCGTGCGACTGATCGCCGTTTGCTTCTGCCCATCTCCCTTCTGCATGCGATTCTTCTCCGGATGCGTCTGTGGCACCACCTTCAGCATGTGAGCTGTTGCCCCGTGCTGTGCTGTGCGCCCCTTCAGCATGCGCCGCCCAGTTCGAAGCGGTGCACGCATAGCCTTCTACAACGGAATAGTTCCCTGCAGAATTACTATTGCGCGTTCCAAAAGTGTAATAAGGAGCGGTCGCCGTCTGTCCCTGCTCATCAATGCCGTCACCATAGCCGATATTCGCAAGAAGTGTCGTGCCGTCACTCCCGTAAAACCTTTGTCCATCCGAATCAATAACCGAATGCGCTCCGGAGCTCAGCCCAAGCTGTGCATAACTCTTGAACTGCGCCACCTGCTGACCGCTCGCATTCAAAATATAAACTCCGTCGCTCTTGATCAGGACTTTCCACTGGTTATTGTCCGCGATAACATAAAGCCCCTCATCAGTCAGCGCCAGATGCGTCGCCACATAATTCGCCACAGCTTCATCTACTCCCGTCAGCTCATAATAGCCTAATGTCGAAGGGTCGCCCGTCGGATTATCCACGACGGTATATACATACGGGTCTGCCTCTGTGCCGCTGCCGGTTCTGGTAAAGTAAAGTTTTCCGGGCTGTACCTCCGTGTCAGAAGTCGCCGCATAGGTTCCATGCTCGCTTATCCAGTTGAGCGTGCCGACAACATCCTCGACTGTAGCAAGGCCTGTCAGTGCGGAAGTCGCCGCGGTGTGAGCCGTTTCTGCCGATTCCTCAGCCTGTTCCGCGCTTGCCTGTGCCGCTGTCGCGCTTGCCTCCGCAGCATCTGCCGCGTCAGCTGCTCTCTGTGCATCAGCCAGTGCAGTGTTCGCTGTCTCCTGTGCTTCTGTAGCTGTGGCCTGTGCAGCGTTCGCAGTCCTGTCATCCGTCGGCGGCGCTGTGTCGTTCCCAGTCGCCCATGCCTGCCCGCCGGCAACTCTCACGCGCACGGTGTCGCCCGGTCTCGCATTGATGCTCATCTGGACGGGAGTTTCTCCCTCTCCGCCCGGGATAGACACCCAAGCCGTCCCGCCGTCCACTCTCACGACTTCCGCCGTGGTGTCATACGGCTGCGGACCGTTCTCCTTCTGCCGGATGGTCTCCATCAGCTCCTTCATCAGCTTCATGTCAGCCATACGCTTCACACTCCTCCGCGACTCTCGCGCCGTATCCCAGTTCTATCCGCTGTGATAACACTCTAAACGTCCCGCTGATTCTCTGCCCCGGATAAGTAAGCCCGACAAGATCGCCCGGGCCGACTCCCGGCATGTACCTTCTGCCGTAGCTGATCATCCGCGCCGGCATTTGCTCTTCCTTCAATCTTCTGATTGCATATTCTTCAATGCTCTCGCCGTCATTCAGCGCGATCGCGTCGTCTTCTTTCCAGATCTCGCGTCCTCTGCTGACCGTAGAGAACGGGCTGTCAGGGTCGTCATCCGTAGCCACCGCGACCAGGTTATTGATCTGCGCCCGGAATACGTTCGGGCAGGAATACCAGTCCCTCTGGTCGGTTATTGCGAGCTCGACCACGTCGTTCCCGTTCGGGTCAAACATCGCCGCCGTCCTTGTCGCTCTCGGTTCTATGGAAATCTGTCCGTCTCCGCTGAGCCTGATCCTCCAGCCGATAGCGTCGACCAGCTTCCTCGCCATGGACAGGTTCGTCTCGTGCGCTTCCGCGATCATGTGGCTTGCAAGCCTCGGAGAGCCCTCTTCATAAGTCACGGGAGCCGGCCCCGCGTCGAGGAGCTCCGCCGCAAGCCTGGCACCGTCCGAGCCGGCCAGTGCGTACCACCCACGCGGCAGGAGAATGTCGTCCGCCGGTTTTAGCACAGAATAGAGCTCCGCCTGATGTGATTCTCTCCGGCCGTCCCAGTCCGTTGTCGGTGCCTGCAGGAGTCCCGTAAAAAGAGCTTCCCGCGTCACCGTGCCGTCCTGCATCGCCGCAAGATAGATCCGCACCCACGTTTCGCCCTCTGACGGCAGGCTTGTGATGCCGATGTCCGCCGACTCCATGAGCCCGTCCGTGGTCTTCATGACCGAGCCGTCCGTCAGGTTATACGACCGCAGGTCCCGCCATGTGGCAGGATCCACGATCGTGTAATGATAGTCTGCTAAGAATCCTCTGCTCCAGTTCATTCCGTCACCCACTCGTCATAGGGAAGACCGTCGAGCGCCGTCGGTTCGACTCTTGTGATGTTCAGCGTGAAGCTGTTGATCTTGCCCGCCACGCTGTAGCTGTTCGCGTCGCTCACCTGCACGTCAGCCGCGAAGCTGGAGCCGTCAGGAGTGCGTACATGGCAGATGCCTGTGTACTCCGCAAGCCGCCGGAGCGTCTGGTATTCTTCCAGATCCTCGACTACAAGGACCGCATTGACCGACATTGTCCGGCTAACGCCCTTGTTCCAGTCGCCGACGATGGTGCCGCCGAGATATCTCGTCTCCTTGAAGTCCTTCGTCCAGTCGCCCGTCAGCTCCGTGTTATACCGGAACGGCAGGCTGTAGCCGTCGAAGTCAATGATGCCGTAATCGATATCCAGAAGGTCGCCGTCTTCGTCCGTGATGTCCGTCATGGCAAGCTGGTTTTCTGCTGTGATGTAATCGCCGTTCGTGGTGCGGTAAACGACCCGATGGCCGAAGCCCTTCCCGATCGCCGGATATGGATCCACATACGCTGTGCCGAACTCGCCGTCTTCCACGATGAGCTCCGGAAGGTCTGCAGTCAGTCTGTAAATGTCGCAGACCGCGTCCTGCGTGTCGTCTTCCGGCTTGCTTGCAGTGATCTTCGCCGCCGTGCCGATCATCTCCACCGTTGCGGTCGGGATCTTCGCCTGGTCAGCCCAGTGGACTTCAAAAATCGGCGCACGTTTTATCCCGCTAGGCGGCACGACCTCTGTCGCCGTCGCTATCTGCCCGAGGCTGTCTTCGACCGTGGCAATAAGGCGGTAGCGAGCCCCGTCATCCAGAGGACCGATCAAGTCGGCCGGAGTGATCACGAAAGTATTAACGCCGCCCGTATTCCCGTCCTGCCGGAAGAGCGCGACTGTTTCGCCGGCATGTCCTTCCGTCGTTGTCCCGTCAGGCCGTAGCATTGAATAGTCATCTTCGCGCTCAATGATCAGCGTTGCCCGTCCGCCGACAGGTGCGCCTGTGATAATCATCGTCATCGGCATTCGCACCAGAGAGAACACGCTGGCCCGTCCATTGACTGTAAGCGACGAGAACGTCACCTGCTCGCCGTTCACATAGGACAGCGCGCAAGTCAGCCGAGGCGCGATGGTGAATGTAATCGTGTCGCTCCATTCGGATACCACGCCCTTGTCAGATGTCACTTTTACGCGGTAGTACTGGTCGCCTTCGTCCCAGTTCGCTGTGATCGTTGTTCTGGTATCGGAACCGTTGACTACCGGCCATATACCGCCAGAGTTAACGCGCTGAAGCTCCGCCTTTGCCTGTTTGGCTCCGTCTTCCGACGCATATGTCCATTCAAATGTGAGCTGATCGCCTTTATTTAAGACCGGTCTGGAGACCGAAAGCGCCGGCTTTGTCGGCGTGGCCGAGATGTCGACAGACACCGGGTCGGAATATGGTCCGTAGGTGATCCCGTTGTCAGTTTCTCTTGCCAGCCGGACGCGGAAATACCAACTCCCAATATCAAGCCCGGACACATACCACCGCGCCAGGCTCAGGCTTGTGAGCATATATGTGCTAGGCTGCTCCGTGGATTCCCATGCGTTCGGATTCTGCGACCAGCTTATTTCTGCACGGTTCGCAGCGGCCCAGCTTTTCCACTCCCATCGGACCAGTACTTCGCCGAGCGCGTCCGTCGTTACTGCAGTCACATTTCCTGGCACCTGTGGCACATAGCCACCTTCCCAGAGCGTCGAAGATCGCATGTTGGTCTTCATCGTATACCGAGTGACCTGATCGTCCGCATTCCAAACGCCGTCAGCGCTCCCCTGGAACGCATACACGCCGATCTTGAACGTCTGCCCCTCTGCCAGAACTGGATATCGGAAGGTCCCGCTTGTTTCTCCGCCCGGGGTATTGATCACGCCGATGACCGCCTCACCACCCGTGTTGCGTCTAAAAACTACCGCGATCCGAGCATCTGGCACGTCGCACACAAGTTCCGCACTGACTGCAACACGCCGGTCTTCAGATCCGACAGTGACGCTCAGATTCTCCGGCATCGACAGCGCGCCGGCCCCGACCATGACCACCGGGCTGGATTTAGCTGCGATCCTGTCGTGCGTAGACACCACGCGGATCCACATGCACTGGTCAAGGCTGATCAGCTGGTCCGGCGTGAACACGACCCTGTCATTCTGCGCTGTATCCGCATACGTTGCCGCTGTTGTCCACGATGGATCATTCGGCGGGGCAAGCCCGGCGGCAGACGGATTGTCGATCACCCACTGCACTTCCGTCTTGTCGATCGGGCGCGCCGCATCCTGCGGAGATGACCAGACCACCGTCGTCCGCATCGAATCGGCGGCTTTCTTCGTCTGCGTCTTGTCGATCCAGATATCTTTCGGCGTGGCATAGACGTGCTTTGCGTATCTCCAAGCGGAGCAGCCTGCCGTGGTGCCGTTCCCGCCGCACCCTCTGGCACGGATGCGGAACCACCTTGTAAGCGAATCCGCCGCGTTCTGGTCCCAGTCTTCCGCCGGTGTGGTATAGGAGCCCTCTGCCGAGCTCGTCCCAGTCAGCCATCCGAGCGTGTTCGTCTTCCACGGAAGCTTGGAGCCGTCCTTTTCCAGACTGTTCTTCACGAGGATGCTCTGCCATTCGGTGTTATAGAACGGTTTCATGTCCTCATCGGACGTGTTCACTGTCCATGAAAAGACGGTCTTGTTATCAAATTCGCTGTCGAGCTCTTGCGTCACCACCGGATTGTTCGGGCTGCTCAGATCCATCGCCTTGTCAGCCCATGCGCTCCAGTCGTAGGACTTGCCGTCCGCTGTCGCCCTCTTGCCGCGCACTCGGAACTGGATGCCGTAGAAGTACGTGCTTGTCACCGGCCAGAAAGTCGACGCGCTGAAGGACTTCGACACGTAAGAATCACCCGGCAGGGGGGTTATGCTCGTCCACGCGGACCATTTATTCCCTTTGCCCGGGCCAGTGTAGTTTCTCCACTGCGCCTGCACGCCGCCGTCGTAGTCCTTGTCCGCTACCTTCCAGCTCAATGTGAATTTAAGGCCGTCCCGCACGAGAGACAGGCCGACCGGTTTGACTGTGCTCGCCATTATGAAATCCTCATGTACTGCTTAGCTTCACGGACGAACCTTGCCGCCCACGTTTCCGGACTCTCTGCTCCGTCCACTGTTACATTGAACGTGACGTTATTGCTGTTATTGCCGAGGAGCTCTTTCAGCTTGGACTCGCCGAGCAGGAGCTCCGGATCTGCGGAGTCACCGACACCGATAATGGCCGGCTGAGAGAACAAAGCGCCGTATTCTGCAGCCTTTTTGTACCATGACACCGAGACGGTCGGCACTGTGCCGCTCTGTGCGTTGAATGTTCCGGACATGGAGAAGTGCGGCAGTGCAAGGCTCTGGTTGAAGCTGAAACGTGTATTCGAGAACAACGCCTGCAGCTGGCTGATCCAGTTGTATGCAGTGGTGTAAGCGCTCGCCATTTGGGTGTTCATCGCGCCGGCGATATCCATGCTCTGGAACGCGCTGAGGATGCTGTTGCACCCCTGCGTCGCGGCGTTGGTGAGCTGGGAGAATGCGCTCGATGCCGTCGATGTTGCAGACGGGAGAGCCTTGAGTGCTGTCCCGATCATCTCGATCTTGTTCGCCGCATTGTCCGAACCGTTCGCCGCGCTGTTGATCTCTTTAATCCCAGTCGCTACCGCTCCGAGCGTTGCCGCAAGGTCCATCACGCCGGTCTGCTGTGTCAACCGAATGACCGCATCAGCAAGCGTTGAGAAGCCCGTTCCGGCATTGAGAGCCGCGTTCCCGATGCTGTCGATAACTCCGGCAACCGAATCCAGAACGCCCGACAGGCCGCCGGAAATCGTCTCTATGATGGTCGCGATGCCTTCGGCGATGGTCGTGATCACTCCGCTGACGGTCTCGCCTACACCGCTCACAACCGTGTTGATGCCTTCGGCGTTTGTGGCGATGGTCTCGGTAAGCCCGGCGACCGCCTCGATAACTGTAGCGATCCCCTGACAGGCGAGATCAATGCCCGCACCGATTCCGAGGATAGCCGCACCGAATACCCCAATGCCGACCGCTCCGGCTGTAAGCCCCGGACCGACTGCGGATGCCACTGCCATCAGCGCACCGATACCAACCGCCATGCCGGCCAATGTCGCAATCGCCGCAGTGCCGGCAGAAGATACCCGGATAGCCGCGTCAGCCAGAAGACCGATGCCGACCGCCACCAGAACGATGGAAGCGCCGACCGCAACGAGTTTAAGCGCCTGACCGGCCATTGTACCGAACGAAGCGCCTGCTGTAGCGACAGGAGCCGCCGCCGATGTGGCCGCAGTGCCTAAGCCACCGAGATTTGTGACCAAAGGAGTAATCAGTCCGCTGATGGATCCAAGACCGCCGAGAAGCTTGCCGCCGATCGCGAGAAGAGGACCGACCGCCGCCGCAATGCCTGCCACCTGGATGATGGTCTCCTGCATTTCCGGCGAAAGATTGCCCCATGCATCCGCCACCTGCGTGACCACATCAGCCAACCCGCTGAAGATCTGGACGAGCATCGGACCCGCCGCGTCAACGAGCTCAGAGCCTGCGGATTTTAACTGGTTCATCGTGGTGGTCATGTTGTCCATCGGATCCAGAGTATTGTCGAAGGTCGTGCTGACCGAGTCGCCCCAGTCCGTGACCATGC